AATGAAAAAATAGGTGTATCTTCCCAAGGGTTCTTACCAGCTACAGACGCTAAAGGTAAAACCGGATATATAAAAGCATTAAATCTATTATCAAATCAAGATGAATATGATATTAATATGATTCTTTTACCAGGTCTTGAACAAACTGATCATAGTGTTGTAATTGATAAAGCGATAACTGTTTGTGAAGATAGAGGTGATTGTTTCGTTATAGCCGACCCAGTAGCACACGGTAGTTCAATTAATGCAGCAAAAGCTGAAGCAAACGATTATGATTCAAATTATGCAGCAATGTATTGGCCGTGGGTTCAAGTACCAGATAATCAACTTGGAAGGAATGTATGGGTTCCACCATCAGTAGTAATGGGTGGAATATATTCGTTTAATGATACAGTAGCTCACCCCTGGTTTGCACCAGCTGGTTTAAATCGTGGTGGTATTGATATCGCAGTTCAAGCTGAAAGAAAACTTACACACTCAAACCGTGATACATTGTATGATGCTCATATTAATCCAATTGCAACATTCCCTGGACAAGGTGTTACTGTATGGGGTCAAAAGACACTACAGAAGAAGGCCTCAGCACTTGACAGAGTGAATGTAAGACGATTACTGATTAAAGTGAAGAAATTCATCGCATCAAGTTCAAGATTCCTTGTATTTGAACAAAACAATGCAGCTACGAGACGAAGATTTATGAATATTGTAAATCCATTCTTGGAACAAGTTCAAGCTAATTCTGGACTAACGGCATTCCGTGTTGTAATGGATGAATCAAATAATACTCCAGATGTTGTAGATAGAAACATACTTTATGGACAGATATTCGTTCAACCTACGAAAACGGCAGAGTTCATTGTGTTAGACTTTACAGTTCAACCAACTGGAGCTACATTTCCAGAGTAGAATAAGAGATAATCTTATTATAGTGTAGTGAATTAAAAGGACTTATAAAATTTAAGTCCTTTTTTTTTATGTTTTTTGATATTTATATATGAAATTAGATAACCTTTTTAGGAGAATTATAATGGCAGAGATGTTAGAAGCACAAGATATAATGTTTACACCTTTTGAACCGAAGTTAAAGAATAGATTTATAATGAATATTGAAGGTATTCCTGCATATATGATTAAGACGGCCGGAAGACCTCAAATTACATTTGATGAGGTAGAATTAGAACATATGAATGTGACACGATATGTTAAAGGTAAGGGTAAATGGCAGGCATTACAAGTTACTATGTATGACCCAATTGTTCCTTCAGCAGCACAATCAGCTATGGAATGGGTTAGATTATCACACGAATCAGTAACAGGTAGAGATGGATATTCAGATTTCTATAAGAAAGAAGTAACATTTAATGTACTTGGTCCTGTTGGTGATGTTGTCGAAGAATGGACATTAAAAGGATGTTGGATTCAAGATGCTACATTCGGTGACTTTGACTTTGCGGCAAGTGAACCAGCTGAGATTACTCTTACACTTCGATACGATTACGCTGTACTTCAATTTTAGTATAGACATAATAAATACATTGACGAAACCCTTAACAAAAGTTGAGGGTTTTTTCATTTAGTATATATTTATATATGAAATGTTATGTAGGTTATTTAAAAATAAGAAGGTTATCAATAATATGAATTTCAATGAAATAATAGAAAAGGTTCTAGAACACGAAGGTGGTTATGTTAATGACCCAAGTGATTTGGGCGGTGAAACCAATTATGGTATCACAAAGCGATTCTACCCTGATGTCGATATAAAGAATCTGACACGAGAACAAGCGAAAGATATATATAAACGAGATTATTGGGATAAGAATCGCGTTGAATCACTACCAGAAAACTTATGGCATATATTCTTTGATATGTGTGTGAATATGGGTAGAGGAACAGCAGTCAAAATTCTACAAAGAGCAGCTAACAACAAAGGTAGAGATATAGATGTAGATGGAGGTATGGGTCCAGCAACTGTAAAAGCTATGAACGGTGTTGAAGTAGAAAGAGTAAGAGCTTATAGAGTTAAGTATTATTCAGATTTAGTAACAAAGAAACCAGAACAAGATAGATTTTACTTCGGTTGGTTTAGACGAAGTATGGAGGTGTAAAATGGCAGATAAACAATATCATAGTGAAGTAATTGACTTACCAAGTAAAGGTAAAGTATATCCAAAAGAAAGTCCACTATCGTCAGGTAAAATAGAACTTAAATATATGACCGCGAGAGAAGAAGATATTCTTACATCACAGAATCTTATCAAAAAGGGTATTGTGATAGATAAACTTCTTGATTCATTGATTCTATCAGAAGGAGTTAATGTAGATGATTTAATATTAGGTGACAAGAATGCAGTAATGGTAGCAGCTCGTGTTTTGGCATATGGTCCAGAATATGAATGTGAGATTACAAATCCAACTACTGGAAATACATTCAGTCATACATTTAATCTCGCCGAATGTCCATTTAAAACACTTGAAACAGAAATATCAAGTAATATATTTGAAGTTACACTACCAATATCTAAACGAAAAGTATCTTTTAAACTATTAACAGGTAAAGAAGAAAGAATTATAGAACAAGAACTAAAAAACTTACAGAAAGTAGGTTCAGAAGTTACACCTGAATTAACTACAAGGCTAAGACATACTATCGTTTCTGTTGATAGAGATGATACACAACCAGTGATAACTGAATTTGTTCAAAATATGTTATCACGAGATTCATTATTCTTACGAGGAGAAATATCAAAAGTTTCACCTGATATTGAACTTCAACAAGAAATAGAAATAGGAGGCGATGTAGTAAAGGTAGATATACCGATGACTACCAACTTTTTTTGGCCTGACGAGTAGTCACAAACCTCAACTTCACGAAGAAATATTTCAACTAATATATTACAGTAATGGATTTACTCATTTTGATGTGTATAACATGCCTGTATACCTGCGTAAATTTTATTATAAAAAACTATCAGATACAAAAACTGAAGAAAATAAACAAATAGAAAAAGTACAGAAAACATCAAATCTAACACCACAAACTAACCCAAGATTCAAACGATAATTTTTAATATTTTTGATATTTATATATGATGAATTATATCAAATGGAGAATACAGTATGCCAAAGAAACAATCATATATGAACAATGAAAATGTTTTATCAGAAGGATTTTTTGATAAACTATCCAAAATAATTGGTAAGTTAAAACCTAATCAAAAAAATAAATTAAAAAAGAGTAAAAAACTTAAATCAGCATTAATAGATTTAAATAATTCAGTTAGTGATATAGAACAGGCGTATAGTGATATTTATGGAACTGATGTTAAACTTGACAAATTTAAATTAAGTGATTTTGTTTAAGGAATAGTCAATGACTACACAAAATAAAAAAGAACTTCAAGATATAAAAAGTTTACAACAGGACTTAAATAAGTTACTCAAAGAACGAGAAGGTACTGGTGAAAAGGTTACTCGTGGACTTAAAAAAGAAATTAATATGTATAATACCCTTATTGAAAAGGGTAAAGAAGCCGTTGAAAATGGATTAATTTCTTCTAAACAAGCTACAGATCAGGCGAAAAGTATATTAAAGGTTGCTAAAGTAAAAAATAATCTCAAAGATATAGAGAAGGAGTTAACACAAAACGCAAAAAAAATGGGAACTGCTGACAAGTTAGCTGGTAGGAGTGTATTTGATAAACTTAAAGGTGAAAGAGTATTACTTAAAGGAAAAAAACGTAGATTACAAGTTGAACATGCCACCGGTGTTATTGCAGAAAAAGCAAAAGGTGCTTTAATGAGTCAAGTTGTTCAGGGTGGATTATTAGTTACAATATTTATGGGATTAAAGAAACTCGCATTAGCCTTCGCAGAAAAAATAGATACATTAGGTAAAAGTTTCGGTGTAGCTGGAGCTCAATCAGGAGTATTACAGAATACATTACTCCAATCAAGTGTTGAAATGACAAAACTTGGAGTTGGATTAGATGAAGCAATATCTATGTCAAATACACTCTCATCAGAGTGGGGATTTGGATTGGTTCAATCTGCTGGTATGTCAAAACATATAGCTGATTCAGCTATAGCTATGGGATTAACTACAGAAGAAGGTGCGAATTTATTTGGTACTTTAATGTCAATCGGAAACATGACACAAAAACAAGCTGAAAAATTAGCAGAATCTGCTTATCATTTAGCTGTAGCAAATGATGTAGCACCACAAGCGGTCATAAAAGATATAGCAGCTAATTCAGATTTCTTCGCTAAACATATGAAAGATGGTGGGAAGAATATATTAGACGCCGCTGTTCAAGCGAAAAAACTTGGATTGAGTTTATCTACGGTAGATAGTATAGCTGGTGGATTACTTGATTTCCAAAGTTCACTTAATAGTGAAATAGAAGCTTCAATAATGTTAGGTAGAGATATAAATCTCCAAAAGGCAAGAGAACTTGCATTAAGTGATGACTTAACTGGAATGATGAATGAAGTAGTAAAACAAGCTGGTGGTGAAGCAGAATTTAATAAATTAAATAGATTAGAACGAGAAGCAATTGCTAAGGCGATAGGTGTATCAGCTACTGATATGGCAAAATTAGTGGGTGAACATGGTAAATTAGAATCACAAAAATCATTTGCTGATATAGCCGGTGATGATGCGATGTCAAGCCTAACAGCTATCATAAATCAAGTAAAAGCTTTAGGTGCGGAATTACTTAACATCGTAGGCCCACAACTTGAAGCCACAGCTGGTACATTTCTTGACTGGATGAAAAGTTCAGAGGGAATGAGTAAGATGAGAGACTTAGCGACATCTTTTGTATCAACTATATCTAATTTACCTAATATTATTAATAATATAATTAGTCTTATGACTACTTGGAAAATTATATCTATAGGAGTGGCATTAGCTAATGCTGCGATAATGGCATTTAAGATGGGTTCAGCAACCTTCGGAACAGGAGCTATTGCGGGAGCACTCTTAGCAGCCACAGTATTCGGTATGATAAAAGCCATAACACCTTTTCAACATTTAGGACCTGGAATGTCAGTTACACCAGCAGATGGTAGTGCTGCGTTGGCTCATGGTACAGGAACTTTCGGATCAGAAACTATTCTACACACAAATGAAATTGTAGAAGCTATAGCAGAACAGAATAGAATACACAAAGAAACTTCGAGGGAACAAGCTAAATTGTTTGCGCGCGAAATGGATTCTCTCTTAGCTAGAATGAACGCATAACGGAGAGACATATTGGGTTTAGAAAATCTAAAAAGTATATTTACAGAAGGAATGAATAAGTTTAACAATACTGATGTTACTACTATGACCAGTAATTACGGACCTAGTGGTATATTCACTCAACCAAATGCATTTGCTGATAAGATACTCTTTCAACAAAACTTTGAAGAGTTAAATCAAACTCAATTATTTGGTATGGAGAGTACATTAACAATAGGTGGTGGTGATTTTACTCAAGGAGATGCCTTTAGTGATAATATACTCTTTCAACAAAACTTTCAAGGATTAAATCAAACTCAATTATTTCCTCTACAGAGCACATTAACAATAGGTGGTGGCGTATTCACTCAACCAAATGCATTTGGTGATAATATACTCTTTCAACAAAACTTTCAAGAGTTAAGTCAAACTCAAACTATTGGTGTTAATTATGGAGCCCTTACATTTGATTCGTCAAAAAGTAAGTATGGGATTGGGGGTAGTTATGAGTTTACCCAACCAGATGTTTTTAATGACACTATATATTTCCAACAGAATATGTATCCAGATGGAGAATCACAACTTTTAGAGTTGAATGGTACAAGTGTATTTCAACAAGGAATGGGTGTCCCAATGGGTGGATTATTTAATGCATCAACTACTTATGCATCTTCAAAGTTTATTCCGATGTCAGCACTAGATGTACCATCTATTGAACAAATATTAACATCAGGAAATGTGGGTGATCTTAGTAGAGGTATAGCATCAGGAGGTGGGTTCCCATTACAAAAAACTTCTTATGATAAATATATTGTAGCTCCACCCGGAGAAGACCTGAACGTATCAGGAATAGCTATACGAACTGTTGATGGTTTAGGTAATTTAATATCTGACATAACAACCAATGCACAAGGCCCAAATGAGACATCTTGGAGTGATTTATACAATCCAAACCACACATCTAAAGGTATTGAAGGACCCCAGTATTCTTACGGTTCAAATGTTAATTCTACATTTAGTATACGAGATAATGCTCCAAATGTGAGAGGGTTATCAAGAAACCCACTCGGATTGACACAAGGAGAACCATATATTATTAGTAAACTTCCAGAAACGGATGGTAGTTTTAGTGGAGGTAGATTACTAAATTCTGGAAATAGATATTTACCAATAGGAAGAGCTTTAACTGATACGTTGAGAATAGGTAAATATTTAACATCTGCATCTGGTATATTATTTATGGCAAAAGAAAATTTACATACTGTCATTCCAATAAATGTTGTAGCTGAAAAAGATATAGTAACAGGTAAATTGACTTTAAAACGAAGAGCTCAAAAACATCACGGATTAAATCCATTATCTACACTCATCTCTACAGGTGGAAGATTACTCGGTGAAGGATTACCAAATGTTTTAGTAGATAGAACTGACCCACTTTGGTATGATGGTGGTAAATATATAAGCGGTATTCCAGCAGTAGGACGAAAAGATGAAATAACAGAAACATTTACTGGAGCATCTGAACCTATTACCGGACTATCACTATTGAAGAAAGCAACAGATGCACTTGGATTCGGAGCTCCTAAGAAATATTATAAAAATAGTGGTGACAAAATGACTTTGGCATCTATGATAAAAGGAGATACACTTGAACCAGGCGCCGTAACGTCTGCGACAACTAATGGTCTTTACACCAACAGCTATACTCAAGTAAATATAGAATCAAAAGAAAACGGAATGCCATTCTATTTTAAAGATTTAAGAGATGATACCTACATATTTTTCAGAGCATACATAGACGGACTTACAGAAAATATATCACCAACCTGGGATCCAACAAATTATTTAGGAAGAAGTGAACCAGTTTATGTATACGCTCGGTCAGAAAGAGATATATCATTCAATCTTAAATTATTCGCACAAACATCATCTGAATTAGAATCAATATATCAAAAAATGAATAGACTTACATCATTGTGTTATCCAGAGTATGCAAAAGATATTAAATTGGGTGACAAATTAAGAATGAAACCACCACTAACTAAATTTAGATTAGGTGAATTATTCGGTACTGACAATGCTGAACTGACTGGATTTATAAAAAGTCTTTCATATACATATCCGTCAGAATCACCATGGGAAACAGAAGCAGGTAAACGAGTTCCTAAATATGTACAAGCAGCGATATCATATCAAGTGATTCATACGACAGTTCCAAGTCTTGATTTTGCAAAGAAAGCCGCAAAAGAAACATTTTATGGATTAAATCATCCGGTAGTTACTAATGAAGAGACAGCCGCAGGACACATAGGAACAGGAGTAGAATAAAATGGGAAGATATGATAATACAGAAGTAAATAAAGAAGAACAGTATAATAAATCAAAATATAAGACTACTATTTATAACAAAGTTCCAGAAAGAAATGATGATATGTATTTTATTGCACAGGAAGGTGATAGGTGTGATAATTTAGCACAAAGGTTTTACGGAAATCCACAATTATGGTGGTTCATAGCAAGAGTTAATCATTTAAAAACAATGAATATACCAGCAGGAACATCATTGAGGATACCAGTATCAGTTGAAAACGCCAAAGGGTTTTAAAAAATGATAAATAAAAGATTATTCGGTTCTCCCATAGCTCCAAAGGTTGTAGAAAAACTTGAAGATAGACAGCGTGTGGCTGGTCAAGTAGAAGCAGGTGAATCTCTCCAAAGTAATTTCAAAACAACAGACAATAAACTGATTGCTGATTTATCATCAAGAACTCCATTTGTAAGAATGTGGACAGCTGTTGGTGTTACAGATAAGAAAATAGAAAAGTATACGGACACTTTAAAAGAATTTGATCCATTTGAACCCTGGCAAGTCAAGGAATACAATTTATCTGATACTCAAGCTAAAGAGCAGGCAAGTAAATTAGCCGAAAAGTTCGCACTTGAACATAAAGGTTCATTTGTTATTGAAGAAGATGGAAAGTATTATGTAAAAGAACATAAAACTACTGAGCATATTACAGATTATAGTACAAAAATATATGTAGTCAAT